TAACTGCAAAAGTTGATGCAGTTGAAGCGTCATTTTCTGAAAAAGTAGCCGCTTTGGAAGCCAAAGTTGCATCTATCAACCCTGCACCATCAATCTTAAAAATTGAAAAAACCATTCGTGGCGATGTAAACAAAATGGTTAAAGAACAATTAGCCGCTTTCCACAAAGGCAATGGTCGCACCGAAAAAGAATTAAAAATGTTTGAAGATGAAAGCCAATACGCGGCTTACATGAAAGAGGCTTCAGCATTGACAGGTGGCGGTAACAACCAAGGTGGTCGCACAGCCTATGACCCTGTATTTGTTGCATTGCGTTTGGCAAACCCATTACGCGGTATAGCACGCACAGTTGCAACCGATGGTTCATCTTACCAATGGCGCGTTAAAACAGGTAATGCAGGCGCACAATTCGGCTATGCAATTCAAAACAACGGCGCGGCAACGACTGAAGATACAAGCATTTGGCAAATCGTTTTAAAAGACCTAAATGTTCAATTTCCAATCAGAACAGCCGCTTTAGATGACATTGATGGTTTAGAAGCCAATGTTGTTGATGATATGCTTCAAGAATTTAGTGCTGTTGAGGCACAAAGTATGATTTCAAACAATGACCAAACTGGTTCAGGCACAACAGTTGCAACAGGTGGTGCTGACGGTTTACGCGGTTTAAATCAATATCCGGGTGCAAACTCAACATACGCAGGCGGCACAACATCAACTGCGGCATTTGGTTCAAGCGGCACAGGTTCAGCAACAGGTTTACACTCACTTGCTACTTATGACCAATTAACAACCAATGCAAACACAGTTGGTGCAAATAATGTTTCTTACAAAGATGTGATTAACTTTGTTTACGCATTGCCACAACAATACTGGACAGAATCAGCAAAATTTATGATTAACCCAATCTTGTTACAAGCAATTCGTGGTTTGACTGATTTACAAGGTCGCCCAATCTATGTTGATGGTCTTGCACGCACAGACGGCATCGTTGGTTCATTGTTAGGCTTTGATGTTGTTGTTAATAAATACCTAGACACACCATCTCAAACATCAACTGGTTCTGCTGGCACAACTAGCAAATATCCAATGTATTTCGGTGATTGGGATAAATTCTATGGCATCGTTGATAGATTGAACATGGTATTACGCCGTTACGACCAAACATTGCCAGGCTATATCACTTTCTTTGGTGAAAAACGCTTGGCAACATCTGTTCGCGACCCTAATGCTGGTGTTCGCTACCGTTCTACTGGCACAGCAACAGCCTAATACGGGTTAGGGATGGTGGCAAAAGTTGCCATCCCTTTTTTTTACCTAAAGGACATACCAAAATGAAAATCGCTGAAAGAGTTTTAGAAGGCATTAAAACCGCCTTAATTGATGGTGAAGCCACCGTTAATTTAAAAGTTGATGAAGCAAGCGCGATTACTGGAAGCGGTTCAAATGTTGGTGGTCGCACCTATTTTGACGATGCTTTTGCCGCCGCGCGTTATGCAAACCCATTCCGTATGGGCGCAAGACAAATTATCGCCAATGATTCAGACATTCAGTTTGTTGCCAAAACGGGTAATGCCGCAGACGCAACAGACCCATGGGGTTACACAGTTAATCCTAATAGCGGTTCACCTAATATAAACACAAGCATTTGGCAGTTGCCAATTCGCGTTATATCAGCACAATTGCCAATTCGTAGCGCAGTTTTAAGCGATGTAAATGGTTTGGAAGCGGAAATTGTTGAAGATTTAGCCTTTGAGTTTAGCCAAATTGAAGCGGCATCAATGGCAGTAAACAATGACCAATCAGGTTCAACAACCACCGTAACAGGCGCAGAAAATGGCTTGCGTGGTTTGACATCTTACACAACCAGCACTTCAGCCGCCGCCTTTGGCACAAGCGGAACAGCAATGACTAACGGGATTCACACAATTAAATCGGTTGAGCATTCTGCAACCGTTCCCGATTACAATATGATGGTTAATTTAACAGACGCTTTACCAGCGCAATACTGGGCTATGCCTACAACGGCTTGGCACATTCACCCAACTTTAATTAGCGCAATCCGTAAGTTAAAAAATACGGCTGGCTTGCCATTATTTATTGAAGTCGGTGATGAAGATGGTGCGGCAGTTGGTTATGTGTTTGGTTTCCCTGTTATTCCTAACCCTTATTTGGATGCACCTGCGGTTGGCGCAATCCCATTGGTATTAGCAAACTGGGATAGGTTCTTAACTATTGCCGATGCTGAAACAATGACCATCAAACGCTTTGACCAAACGCAAGCAGGTTTTGTAACCATATATGCTGAAATGCGAATGGCTTCATCAATCCGCGATGTATTTGCAGGCGTTTACTTGAAAGGCATTTAATCATGGCGGTGAACAACATTAGTGGTGTAGTAAATCTTGCGCCCACGCGCAATCCGTTTAACTATGATAAGGTTGTTCAAACAAGCCGCGATTTACAAACACAATGGCTAACCCTTGATGAAATTACCAACCAATTAAACTTGTTTGGCGATGAATCACAGGATAGTTATTTAAGTGATTTAGAAGTTGCGGTGCGGATGCACATTGAAGATTATTTGGGCTTACCAATTTTTAATCAGTCTTATACTGTTTATTATGGCGCGTCTGCTTTATATGGAACGCCATTAACATTGGATTTGCCTGAAGTTTCACAAAACGGCGTAACAATAAACAGCGTTAAGTATTACAGCGATGCAAGCCCAACGGTTTTAACGACTGTTGCGTCAAGTTCATATTTTTATGATGTTACAGGTAACAAGGTGATTCTTAATGATTTACCAACTAACCTTAATACATTTATGACATCGCCCGTTGTTTGCAATTACACAATTAACGCAAGCATATTGGCGCAATACCCTGTTATTAAACAAGCAGGCTTGTTATTGCTTACGCATCTATATAACAATAGAAGCGAAACAACGGCTGGGGCTTTACAAAGAATACCGTTTGGGGTGGATGTATTGCTAAGGCAATATAAACCGCTTGTGATGTGATTCTATGGCTATTGCACGCTTTGAAAATGTAAACATTAACACGCTTAGTTTTGGTGTTGATAGTTTTGGCGAATATACAACAACAACGACACTTTGGTTTGTTGGTCGCCCGTTGGTTTCTGAAGTTAGAAATTCAGTTGCCATTACTGAACGCTATCGTGTGTATTCAGATTTGATTACTTTTAAATTTAATTACACGCCTAATATGAAAACTATTGCAGACGGGCAAAACAATTACAGCGTAACTTGGCGCGGTAATGAATGGCGAATAACCGATGTTATTGAAAGCAATGATAGAATGAGTGTTACTTTAATGTGCTACCGTTCTGACCCTGCTACAAAGGCTTAACATGACAACGCAAAACAATGTTAGTAACTATGCAAGGGCAATACAGGCGCAACTAACAAGCATTGCAACGCCTGTTCCTGTTTACGCAAACTTTAATCGTAACTGGGCAACTGAAACAAAGTTTATAACATGGCAGTTAAGGGATGTTCACCAACCCGTTTACACAGGTATTTATCAAAGTAATAAAGGTGCTGATTCACCAATTTTTCAAATAAGTATTTTTACAACAAACATGGCGGATGGATTTAATCTGTCAAATACAATAATACAAGCATTGCATGGCTATGCAGGACAGTTTGGCGGCGTATCAGGTTTCCAAATTTCCAAAGCGGATGTCAATTGGTTATATAATAGTTATGACAACGATATTAACTTGCATAGCATCTACATGGATTGCACACTTTACATTCCATCATAAGATACGATTTTTTTAATTTTAATGAGGATTAATTATCATGGCATTACCAAATAAAGTATTACCAGGCTTTTCCGCAACCCTATATTGCCAGCCAACTGCAACCCCAACACCTTTAACGGTAGCAGGCTTATCAACTGTTGCGACTGTTGCCGCACTTGCTATTCCTGCCAATGTTATTCCTGTTGAAAACATTCCTGCGTTTGGTATGGATGATGCTGTTGCTTCATTCGGTGTTGCTGGTTCACGCCAAGGCGACAAAATACCTGTTCAAAATGCACCAACATCAATGTCAATAACTGCCGCATGGAATCCATCCGATGCACAATTATTGTTAATTCGTGGCGATGCTTATTCAGGCACAGTTGATAGAACATTTATCATTTCAGCAACCGATGGCACAGGCATTGTTTACTATGCGTTCAATGCGCGTGTAGGCAATTTCCAAATTGATTCTGCCGTAGGTGCTGAAGCAAAATGTATGTTTACAATACATCCGCGTGGCAACCAATACGGTTGGTCAAACAACGCTTAATACAACAGCCCCGAAAGGGGTTGTTCTTTTATAGGATAAGATATGGAAATTAAATCGCAGAATGACCTGCTTGGGTTTTTGATAACGCAAGCAGGTAGTGGGCAAAAGAATTGGTTTGGCTTTGCACAGCAACGCTTAACTGGTATCAACTTGGCGCATGAAATTGCCGCTAACCATGCCGATAAAATGTCGCCCGATGAGGTGGTAGATTATGTTGTTTCTTTAAACAACAACATTTATCAAAAGTTAATTAAGGCTGACTAATGGAAACTAAGTTTCACATTACAGGAATGAAAGAAACGCTTGATGCTTTCCAATTATTTCAAAACGAAATTGGCGACAAAAATGCGCGTTCTAAAATTTTAATTCCTGCCGTTAAAATGGCAATGACACCTGTTTTAAGGGCGGCACAAGCGCGTGCAAGTTCTAACGAAACAGGTATGCTAGAAAATTCATTAGTTATAACAGGCAGACGACCAACATCAAGGGATAAAAAATCCCAATATGTTACCAATACTGATTCTGTTGTTGCTTATGTAATAACCAAACCAATTCCACGCGCAGTAAAAAAGAAGTTTCATGCCGCATACCATGAAAGCGGAAACAGTATGTCTGATAAAAAAACATACAGGAAAGAAGCCAAAAAGTATTATGAAAGCAAAAACATCTTTTATGACGCTAGGGCGGTTGCAAATGAATTTGGCACAGCCAATAGACCTGCAAAACCTTTTTTAAGAAACAGTTTAGAAAACAATGTTAGGGATGTAACGGAATTATTAAAAATTACGCTTGACCAAAAAATGCGTGAATATGCACAAAAGAATTTCAACAAAACATAAAAGGATAA